TGTACCAGCATCAAAGGAGCAGCTTGTGATTATGAACTATGTGACAGGCGACGTGGATATTTACAATGTAGATAGTGAAGCGGACATTGATGAAGAGTATCTCTCTAACTTGGGTTACAGGACGTGCGATTGTCATTGGATGTTCTGTCAAAACGGAGTAAATGTAAACTATGAAGATAAAGTATTGGTATGAGACAGTGTGAAGGTTTGAATTGCAGGATTAAGAATCTCTGCGAGCGTTTTACTGAGAATCCGACTCCCTCGGATATGAAGAATTGTATTGACACAAAGAAATTCATTCGTAAAGATGGAGCTTAGGAGTTTTAACGTAGAGCGTGTTTATCAGGCTTGCGTAATTTGTTCTATCGGGGAAGACCTTGGTATCAAGAAACTTCCCTTTGAGGAGAACAAGGAAAATATTGTGAGTATGCTCCAGCAGGTACAGACTCAGGATGGTAAGGCACCTTTGCAGGTGTGCAATCTCAGAAAGGACGGCGAAACATGGACTCCTTATTTGCAGATAGTAGAAATGCTTATGCGTATGGGTAGGAGAATCGGAGCCGTTGAATATGAGGGCAAACTTAATGCAGATACAATAATAACTATTAAGGTATGAAACCAAAAGAAATCATTGAACAAGCGAATCTCTTTAAGGGGTTCAACAAAAAGAATCAGGGCGTTTTCTTTCAGATTATGTCCGATGAACTGCTGGCTGCTTATGACAGCTATGGTGTAAAAGACAGTGACCGGCATTTTGATGCAGCCGTAAAAACTTTACGGAGCAAATGGGACGGTATCTCTAAGAAGATTCCTTATGGATTAACTGATGGCGTGTGGGGATTCTTCTACGCACGTTATGCAGCTCCAATGAAAGAGGAACTTTGCCCCACATGGAAGAAGCGTAACGATGAATGGATTCGTAAGCGTGACGAGAGACTGAGACGTAAGAAGGAAAAATCAAAAAACAAAGATTAATATGGCAAAACGTAAAAACAGTAATGGAACCGAGGTGAGCATCAATGATGTCCGAGCTTCCATAAGAAGTGAACTTGAAAAGAAGTATGGCAGTATAGCCAAGTTCATGCACCACAAGGACTCAGAGAAATTCGGCGGTCGTAAGATTCGTTGTTATCTCTATGATTCAGGTTCAGTGAACTTTGAGGTTATCTCAGGTCTTGCAAAATGGTTGGGACTTGGAGAACTAAAACGTAGCGTAATAGTTACAAGAAGCTATAAATATGTGCTTTCTGAAGGGCAAAAAGGTGAATAAAATGCAGATTTAATTCTTTTTGTTTTGTAGTTTGAAAATATTTGTTTATCTTTGCGGCGACATCGACTAAGTTCGGTGCCGCCTTTTATTGCACTTAAACGATGAAGATAGTGTCCTCTAACATATCAACAGCGGACTATGACCGCCAGAGGAGGGAATTAAAGATAGTGTTTATCAAGAGACCTCTATGGGAGTACATCTATCTGAAAGTTCCCCCAAACATTTGGGTGGAGTTCGTAAGAGCTGAAAGTAAAGGACGGTACTTAAAGGACATTATCGAGCCAAGGTATATGTATATTCGTAGAATTATTAGGAACAATAAAAAATCGTAGCAATTATGGGTAAACTAACAAGAATCTTCGACTTTGATGCAGCGCATCGAGTGATGAATGAAAAGATGAAGTGTTTTAATCTGCACGGACATAGGTTCCATGTAGAGCTTACTTTTCGTTATTCAGAAGTAACAGCACTTGGCTATGCAATTGACTTTAAGGAAATCAAGCGCCTTGCAGGTACTTGGCTTGACGAGTCATTCGACCATGCCACAATTCTGAATCCATTGGATGAAGAACTTATTGCTTTTTGCAAGAAGAACGGTTGGCGGTTGTATGTTATGGGCCTTGGTGATGTAGATGATACCAATCCGTCTGCTGAGAACTTGGCCTCGGAGATTTTCTATTGTATCGACTTCATCTTCCGTGAGAGTTTTGGTACGGATGTTGTTCTTGAGAACGTGCGCCTGTATGAGACTCCTAATTGTTGGGTTGATGTTGACGGTGCTGACTATGAAGCCTCAGACGGTGTAGATTCCATACTTACTGAATGGGCTAAGAAAATGGGCGTTGTGAACTATGATGTAAGAGAAGATGCCAAAGCGTAAGAATAAAACTATACCAAAGGAAGAAGGTTATGTCTTTCCAGCCGAAGGTTCCACAATTGATAGCGAGGAACTTGAAGGGGCGTTTAGTGGAAAGGGCATAGCCTTTGATGCCCATGATATAGCCAGTAAGATACTTGATTTCGGTAAAGTGCTTACAGGAGTTGACCTCTATCCTTATCAGGTGGAGGCCGCTTACGCTATTATATACTCAGTAATTACTTTCTCAGGTGATGTGAAGACGATGCTGTTCTCACGTCAGAGTGGTAAATCTGAGACTATCGCTTTTGTTATTGACACGCTATGTGTTCTTCTGCCGGCACTTGCACAGATTATTCCCGATCTTGAGCAGTTCAAGAGTGGTTTCCGTGTAGGTTTGTTTGCTCCGCAGAGCGACCAGGTAACTACCACTTATTCACGTTCAATGACGCGCTTAAATTCGGCAAATGCAGAAATGGTGCTGTCAGACCCAGATATTAACGTGGAGCTTACGAGTTCAGTTCGTCTTGAACTTACCAATGGTAGTTACCTTGCGGGTCAGGTAGCAAGTAAGCAATCAAAAATCGAGTCAAAGACTTATGACCTTGTAATCGTTGAGGAGGCTCAGGATGTAGATGACCTTATTGTAAGTAAATCTATTGAGCCAATGGTTTCTGCAACAGGTGGTAGTATTGTGAAAGTGGGTACTACGGGTATGTATAAGAACCATTTTTGGTATGAGATTCAACACAATAGAAACCTTGACCGAAAAATCAAGGATATTCGTATAAGAAACCACTTCGAGTACGACTACAAACGCATCATACGTGATAGACGTGCCCAATACGAGATTGACCATAAGAGATTCCACCTTAATTATGAGGCGGACGTAATGCGTAAGAAAGCACGTTGGGGAGAAGACTCTCAGGCGTTCAAACTTGCGTATGCTCTTATTTGGGACTTGGAGACAGGTATGCTTATTACGGATAAGGACTTTATCAATATCTGCAATAAGAAACTCGGTTATCAGGAACCCGGAATCAATGACTATATTGTAGCAGGTCTTGACATTGGTAAGTCTCCAGCAGAGACGGTTATGACTATTGGACGTGTTATTCCCGATGAGGAAGAGTTTGGTAAACCCTACAAGCAGATTCTTGCATGGGTTGCTCTTGGTGGTCTTGACTATGAGGCCCAGCACCATGTTATCATGGATTGCATCGTGGAGTTTAATGTGGCTACTCTCTATGCTGACTATACGGGTGTCGGTAAAGCGGTTGTAGATAGACTGATGTATGCTTGTGGAGAATACGTAAATATTGTACCATATACTTTCACGGCTCAGAGTAAGTCGGATATGTGGTTCAACTTTACTACGGAAATCTCTACAAGGCATCTGATTGTTCCCGCAAACAAGAAAGTTCGCTCCACTACGGAGTTCTCTAAGTTTGAGGAGCAGATGAAGAACTGTCAGAAGTATTTCAATGGCCCATACATGGTATGTGAGAAATCAGAAGGGTACTTCGATGACTTTGTGGATTCCGCAGCTTTGATGTGTCTTGCTGCAAATGAAGACCAACAGGTTGAGGAAGAAATGGAGGTAACAGACAATCCATTATACGGCGGTATCACTTCTACGATTAGTGCTATCCGTCGAAATTCTTATTAGTTCTAATATAATTCTACGTAGAAATGAAAAAAGAAAAAACAATTAGAACCTACCAACGTCGAACTAAGACGGGTAAGGTGGTCACGGTAAAGCAGCATACTGCAAAGTATGACGCTGCCGAGGCATTGAAAGAGGCTGCCAAGAAGAAAGGCGCGGGTGATGAATTGGAGTCCTTAAAGGAGAAACCACAGACTAAGCCGTCAAAGGAAGTTGCTCCAAAGGATGATGCTCTTGGCTTTACTGCCGATGAATATAAGGCATGGTATCATTGGGACCAAGATGCCGACCCCAAGAATAAATCTGCATTGAAGGTTGAAAAGGCTTTGAAGGCTAAGATGGGTGCAAAGGGTTACAAGAAGTACTTCGATGAAATGTCGGATAGTTACTCTTCTCGCGGTCACAATAAGGCTTTCAAAGGTCTTAGTGAAAAATTCTCTGCGGGTGAAGACAAGAAAGCCTCTACAAGTGCCGGCACGAAATCAGTTACCCCTGCAAAAGAAACAAAATCGGTAAAAGGTCCAAAGGAATCTACAACTTTAGTAGCCCACGTGGACGGGGACAACTCTATTAAGTACAAGGTAACACCAACTTCTCCTATGGTTAAGGATGTTGCTTTTACTAAGTACTTAGCAGATGATACCTATTCTGAGACTTTCCCGAAAGGCGGCTCCTATGAGTTTTTCTATGCAAAAAGAAATAAGGGAGGAGACGTTGGCTTGTATGCTAAACGCGGGAATGATATTTTTGAGCTTGAAGAAACCGAGCCAAGTAAAGCATTGGCTAAGAAACTTGGAGGTTCTTCCTCAAGAGAAAAGAAACCCACTTTTAAGGAAACAAAGGTAGATTCTTCTGAATATGGCAAAGCACCAAAGCACCTTGGTATGACCCAGCAGGAGTGGAATGACTGGATGGATGGTGGTGCAGGTTATAAGGCTGCCGATAAAAAGGCTAAAGCCCACCTTGAGAAACTTTATGGTAAGGAAGGTGCCAAGGCTATCCGTAAGAAGTACGAGGGTGACGGTTCTAACACGTATATTGACCTTGTAAGTAAGGCCACCGCTGACAAGAAGATTCTTTCTGAGATTGGAGGTGGCTCTAAGGCTTCCCCTAAAGAAAGGGAATCTGCTTTTCTTTCTAAACACGCTGCAAAAGTTGAAGAATGGAAGAAGACGGGTAATGTGGCTGGTATGAAAAAGGAAATCGCAAAGATTAAATTGGAGTATGGCAATGACAGAGAGAAGGCAGCTAAATTAATTAAGCCTCTTGAAGCCGCTATTGCAGCTGCGCAGAAGAAGAAGACAATGGGTGCCACGAAGAGCACTTCTACTGAGAAAAGTCTGAGTGCTAAAAGAGCCAGCGCTTCTATTGAGGGTCTTAAAGACCCAAAGAGGGATGCCGCAATAAAAGAAATGAAACGGAAAGACCGCGAGTATCTCAAAGGGGTCGCTAAAAAGGCAATGTTTAAGAACGACCCTTGGTTTAAGAGAAACGGATGGACTAAGCAAGAGAAACGTAATGGCAACTACTCTTGGATTTCCCCGGACGGAAATGTTTCAGTTCCTGTCACTAAATTAGGTATGGGTGCAGGTAAGAATTTTGGAACGCCCAAGATTAAACGGAGTAAGGAATAATTGTAGTATATGGACTGCGTAGTAAAAGAACATAAGAGAAAACGTTCCAGAGTTCGGAGGCATACCCGCCATTTGACCTCGAAGGGTGAAAGGGCTAAGGCTGCAATGAACTCTCGGAACGGTTTTGGTGACGAACTACTCAAGCGTTCTTTTAAGGCGCTGCATCCAGATCACTCTCTACGTAAGATTAAGATACATCACAATAAGTCAGGTAAAATTACTGCGACCTACAAATACGGAAGTGGAAACGTTGCTCACTTTACTTTTACTAATGGAGGTTGGCAGTTTAATTATGAGAATTAATTATGGTTACAAAAGAAGTAAAGGTAAAATCACATACCCGCAAAACTAAATCGGGTAAGTCGGTTATTGTGAGGGCGCACACTTCCAAGCATAAATGTTCAGGTAAGGACTGCAAGGATTGTGGTAGTGGTGGGGAACTCTTGAAAAAGAAATTCAAGGATGCCCTGCCAAAGATTGCATATAATCCTATTTATGACCATCCCGATTGGGAGCAGATTCCCCAGAAACCAAACCAGCATCATGGTGGTACGGGCGAGAAGAAATGGGAGAAGTATTACAATGGCTTGAAGGGTGCCTTAACCAAGGTGACTCTCCCCGAAGCCAAGGAGCGTATCAAAAAGGAAATGAAGAACGCCCGCAGGATGATAGGCGTTTATCGTGCTAATGCAGCCCTTGCCGAAAGTACAGGGCATAGTAAAGCCGCCGAGGGTTTCCGTGCAAAGGCTAAGAAGGAATCGGCTAAATTGAAATCACTTAAAAAGAAATAAGTTATGGGAATTGGAGTAGGTGGAATGAACCCCACAGGAGTTGGAAGTTATAATGGTTATCCGGGTTCAAACCATTGGAACGTGGACAGTCGTCCTCTTAGTGAGGCTACGAATGTTCTACGCTCTTTTGTGTTGCAGAATATCGTACAGGATAACCAATGGGAGTTGGATCGAATCACGAAGTACTACTTGTATTGGAAGTTCTATGAAGGTATGCACTACAAGGATTTCAATGATGGACTCCTTTCGTTTAATTACGTGCGCGCGTTTATAGATAAGGTGTCTATGTTCCTCTTGGGAGACGAGGCATTTACTTTCCATGTCAAGAGCTTCTACACAACTCAGGTTGACAAGGAGGTTGAAAAAGCCGCAGAGGAACTTATGATGTACCATTGGGGAAAATCAAACAAGCTGCAACTTGCTTATGAGATTCTTCAGATGGGTTCCGTTACAGGTGACTGCTGGATTGGTCTCCATTGGGAAGAGAAGGGCAAGTATTGTAAGATTTCGGTATTCGATAGCCGTCAGTGTTTCGAGGAGTTCGAGAATGGTGATTACACTAAGCGTAAGGCTTTCCTTGTACGTCAGCCTCTCGATGGTCATGCCAATGATAAGGAGTATCGTTTGTTCGTGCAAAGATGGACTGATGATAAGGTAGAGACGTGGTATCAGAAAGACGTATCTATTGAGGAGAATCGTGTTGCCAAATATGAACACAAGGAATATACCAACAAGTACGGGTTTATTCCAGTTGTTCATATTAAGAACCGCCCAAATTCTGCTGGCTACTATGGTAAGTCAGATGCCAACGACATCCTTAAAATAAATAAGGTATATAACGAAATGATGCAGCAGTTGAAAGCCATCATCGACTACCATGTTACTCCTACAACGGTAATAACAGGTGCATCTGCTAAGTCATTGAAGAAGGGCCTTGGTCAGATTTGGTCAGGTCTTCCTGCTGAAGCTAATGTGTTTAACTTGGGCCTCGATGTTGATTTGTCTGCGACTATCAATTACGTAAAGGACTTGAAGACTGCTATGCACGAGCTTTCTGATGTTCCCGAAAATGCCCTTGGTAAAATTCAGGCAATCAGTAACACTTCTGCTGCCGCTTTGCAGATTACGTATCACCCACTAAAGCAGCAGGCTGATTTGAAAGCCATGACTTATGGTGAGGGAATCTCGGCGATAAACTCAATGATTTTCCAGATGCTTTTGGTGGAAGACCCCGATAACGTCCGTCTCAAGGCAATAGAGAAAGACGTTCCAGACTTTATAGACTCTATGCTTATTGAGCCGGTGTTTGCGTATGGATTCCCCAAGGATAAGATGGACGAACTGCAACGCGCACAACTTGAATTGCAGATGAAACTTGGTTCCCGCCGTGAGATTATGGAGCGTATTGGTAAGCAGAATGTTCCAGAACTTATGGAGGAAATTGATGCTGATGCAATGCAGCAGGCAATCGTTCAGATGCAGATACAAAAAATTGCTCTCAGTGCAGGTTTACCTAACGAAAATGGAGGGGAATCTTCGCCAGCAGCAGAAAATGGTAATTTTGAAGAAAATAACAACTCTGAGGAGGAAGAAACCCCAAACGAGGACGAAAATGAGGTCTAAAGTTATAATTTTCTGAAAAATTTTTGGAGATTTAAGAAATTTATTCTATTTTTGCATCGCTATCAGATACATTTTAAGTTAAACGTTTAAAAAGAAACTGTTATGGAATTAGGCAAACAGAATCCCGAAGCCCTGCACGATGTAGGTCAGGGAACGGAGAAACTCGTTGATGACAAGTTCGTTAATCCGGGTACTCCAGCGTCACCTCTCGTGACCCGCGAGCAGATGACTCAGGCTACTATCAAGGGTAGTGGTTCAGAAACTCTTCGTAAGGGTATCATCAAGTAACAAATCAAACATTGTAGTAACTTTTAATCGTAGAAAAGATTATGCCAGAATCAAAGCAGAACACAATCAGTATTCCAGAAAGTGTCACAATCAACGGTGTTACTTACTTAGTGAGTGAAACTCCCGAATTGCAGAAGTTCATTCAGGACGTGTCTAAGGTCGAGAAGTCTAAGCTGTACTCTCAGTTTGAGTCGCTGAAAGCGCAAATCAAGGATTTGAGTGGCGTTCATGTGACAGAAGACGAGCAGAAACAGCAGTTCGACATTAAGGCCCTTGTTGAGTCGCTCAAGGACTCCTTCGTGACTAAGGAGGATTTGAAAGAATCCTTGAAGTCCACAGTAGAAGAAGTTGTCCGTCCTGTCCTTGATGCAACCAAAAAGACGCAAGAGGATGAAATCAATGCTTATCGTGAGAAACTCATCACTGAGAACGCCGCCACTTGTATTCCAGAACTTGTTAAGGGCAACACTAAGGAGGAACTCGATGCCGCCCTCAAGGAGTCAATCCGTCTGAGAGCTGCTTATCCCTCTCCGGGTAACGAGCAGAAACCTTATAGTGGCGACCCCAACATTCAAAAGCAGGCACAGCAGCCCGGCTTCCAAGCTGAACCAGCTAAGTCTCCTACACCGAATGGTCAGCAGCAAGCCCCAGCAGCACCGCCCGCACCACATCGTCCAGCCGCAGATGCTTCTCAGGAGCCTACCGCTACAAAGACGATGCCGATGTCTGAGTTCGCACAGAAACGTGATGCTCTGAAGCAACAGCTCGAAGCTATGTACGGAAATGGCGGCACATTGTAATTTCGAGTAATTAACAACAAAATTTAAAAGAACAATGATTACATTTATTTTATCTTTTTGCGTAGGTATTCTTGTACTCGCAACAGGACTGTTCTTTGGTGATACAACTTCCGCTGGAGTAAATGAAGGTGGTTACGTGTCGATTCCACAGGCAGTTCGTGATTTCTATTCTCGTGAGGTGCTGTTCCAGGCACAGCCTCGTTTGCGCTTCGCACAGTTCGCTAAGGTGAAACGTGATTTGCAGGCGGTAAGAGGAAAGTCTATAGTATTTGTTAAGTATGGCAACCTTACAGGCGGCGGTCAGTTGGAGGAGAGTGATGTACTTACTCCCGAAGGAATGACCACTTCTGAGATTGTTATCCCCGTTAAGGAACAGGCTAATTCTATTCAGGTAACAGAATATCTGCTGCGCACTTCATTGCTGGATGTCCTCGGTGACGCTTCTAAGCTGCTGGCTAATAACATGGCAGTTGTGCTTGATGGACAGTTCCGCGATTGCGTACTCCAGACCACCAATGTCGTTTACGGTAATGGAGCCGCAAATCTTGCAGCTATGAGTGCAACATCCGTATTTAATACTAAGACGGTTAAGGATGCAGTTGAGACTCTCGCTACACATAATGCTCCTCGCATCAACGGTGACTATTACGTATGTATTGCACACCCACACCAGCTCCGTCAGCTTCGTGACGATAGCAATTGGATTAACGCAAATACTTACATGGGTCGTCGTCAGCTTTACATCGGTGAGGTTGGTATGTATGAGGGCTGTATCTTCATTGAGACCACTCAGATGCCTAAGCTCAATGCTGCTCAGATTGCTGCTAAGTACGGTGAGGGTGCAACCATTACTGAGGCTTACGAGGCAGTATTCTTCGGCGACAATGCTTATGGTTGGGGTATCGCCCTTGACGTTGAGCTGCGTGACGATGGTGTTGTAGAACTCGGACGTAAGCATACCCTTGGTTGGTATGGTATCTGGGGAACCGGCATCATTGAGGGAGCCAACATTGTTAAGGCGCTCACTGCGTAAAACCAGATAAGGGGCAAGGGGAATTTCTCCAAGCCCCACTCTCTATTTTATTCATCTATTAAAAAGTAACAATTATGGCAAAGAAAGAAGTTGAAGAAGCAAAGGTACAGGCTCAGGAAGCCGAGGTAGCCGAAGGAACACAGGAAGGTACACAGCAGCCAGCAAACGGTGGTGGGGAAGCACCTGCTGAACAGCAGCCCAAACCTAACAAGCAGCCCAAAAAGGCCGAGGTAGCCGAGGGTGTTAAGAAGGTTAAGATTCACACTACTGCGGATGTTGACGCCATTATTGCAGGCATTCCTTACGTGATTGCTGAGAATAAGGACGCTCAGGTTCCTGCTGATGTTGCAGCCATTCTCGTAAACGCTCGTAAAGCGTATCGTATTTAAGTATGGCTCAAGAGGTAACTTTGAATGAAATAATGACAGCGGTTCGGGAGATAACTTTCGACCGCTTCATTGTTCCCGCTTTTGCTCTAAAGGAAATGGGCGAGGGCGTGTTCGTGACTATTGACAAGTCCTATATTCCAGAGGTGGAGGATGAAAAGGTGGTGAAGGGAAGATTCTATATGTATAGAAGAACAACCGATGCTATCACAGGAGAAAGTATTGACGAAACGATTGTATCATTGACTTTCCACGATTATCCTAATATGGAAAGTCTGCTCGAAGCATTGATAGCTAATAATATTGTATTATCATATACTCCGTATTTCCGAGGAGAGGAACCAACGTCAAGTCTCATTCAGATTGCCGATGTAGAGCTTACTACGAATCTTACACTTTTCAGACGTTACTTTTTCTCCGATGATGAAATCATAAAGTGGATTCAGTGGTATTATTGGCGCGTATTGGATATTCCCAATGCAGAAATAACCGACGAACTCGTAGGAAAACTGATACGTCCAAGTGAAAAGCATTTGGCCCTTTGGGTGTCCTATCAACTTGTAGGACGTAGGCGTTTGTTTGAAATCGCAGCAGGTTCTATTGGACAGTCATTTACTGACGGTTCTGATTATACCGGCTCCGACTTATCTGATAGCACAGGCACAACAACTACAACCCAGATCGGTTCAGTGTTTACAATTACGGAAGACCCAACCAAGGGTTACTTCTATGAGGACTTTAATCGTGTGGGTTCTGAAAACGTACTCGGTGATAGGTACTCATTTTGGTATCGCTTGCAGTTGTGGATT